TGACACACAGCAAATCCAACAATTCTACTTTTAATGGAAAAACAGCGTCACCTGATAAGATTACCATACAACAGCAAAACCAAACAATCAAAAATTGCCAAAAACGCCAACGAGGAGTGTACCTAGAGGCCACCTAGCAATAGGTGATAGGGGGTTCACAAGGGTAATCTGTTAAGAATTCGTGCAGCAAAATAAACACGCAATTTGAATCATAATCAACTAGAGTCCGGTTCGAGTCCGGCACTCCCAACAATATCAGCACCAAAAAAGCCTCTCATATTACATGAGGATTGCAAAGCTTGAGGTGTCGGTATTGTCGGGAGTTAGTGTAAGGGTTAGCACAGAAAAAGCAAAAAACGAATTCTGATAGGGTCACGCACAGCAACTAAAATAATAACTTCAATTTTGGTTTGAACAACAACTGTGACCCGTTAAGGTAACCAACAGCATCTAAACTACTTACAACCCAAACAGTAAAAAAAGATGGTTACCTGATAAAGTATCTTACAGCAATAACAGCTAAGTTTCGGGTAGTTTACGGTGAATACCAGAAATGGAGGAGAGGTTCGAATCCTCACCTGAATTTTAACAAACAAAGGATACTTGAAGTCCTTCCTATAGGTGATTATAGGAAGGCAATAAGGTCTCTTGCAGCAACACAAATGAAATCTGCAAAATTCAACAAAAGGAGACCTGATAAGGCTAAAAAGCCTGAATTAAGAGAGTAACGCTCAACACGACGGGGCCGAGCTGGGAAGTACGGGAGCTCTGTTACCATTCCCCCTCTTAGTTTACAAGATGTGTAACAGCAAACCAATACTAACGGGGTAACCCGTTGCCTAAAGTACAATACACATCTGATAGGGTGAGTCACAGCAAATCTAAATCTACTTGAAATAGACACACAACTCATCCGATAAGGTTAGTCACAGCAACTTATATAAAAAATATATACAGTTAAAAATGACAAACACAAACACCAAAAAGTCTAAACCTTTCGAGACGTGTTCGAATAGGCTTTTCTCCTTTTTGATTAAAGTGCTTAAAATAGAGCTCTTTAGTTACCTGAGTTTGCCTACCGTAAGGTAGGGGTGAACGTCTACTAACCTGCTAAGGATTGTAACAGCATAATAAAGGAATTCAAACTGGGAGGTCGTGGGAAACCTTGGACACCAGTTCCCAAAAAAGATGCAATCCTGTAAGTTTTGTTTTAGGTCAGACTATTTCTATAGTCTGGCCTTTATTTTTAAAACAATTAACCATGATAAAGAAAATATTAGAAATTATTGGAATCGTTATAGTCCTTGGGATAGCAACCCTTGGATTATTAAGTTTATTTGGTATTATTGGGCCTGAACCTAGTTGTTCATGCCATTAAATTCTTCTGCGTTCTTTGAAATAATGGAATGTAGTTGTTCAGCGTAACGATATGTTTTGAACCGAGCCCTGTTTCTACAGGGCTTTTTTATTTTAAACTAAAAACTAATTATATGAAGAAGAAAAACTTGATTATCATTATGTTATGCTTTGTCCTATCCCATCAACATGATGAGTTTTCATTTGGCTGGTGGATGTGGTCAGTAATAGGAGTATTATGGATAGTAACTGATTTAATTGGTATTAAAACAAAACAAAGGAGGGAAGAAGAATGAAAAAAGCAATTGTACTAGGTGGAGGGACAGTCTTCCATGTACGTAATCACTTGGCATTATGTGCTCCTGCATTTGGGACGGTAGCAGGTAAACTAGCTGTCCTATTATATGATAAGTTGGATGATAAAATGGATGTGGAATTACATCTGACCAAGATGGCTGACCCACATAATGAGATAGGAGACCAGAAGAATGATATCTCTACTAACGCTGATGTTCAAAGAGTCGTTAATGAGTGGAAGGCAGACCCGGACGTTAAAATAGTAGTATTCTCAGCTGCCATGTGTGACTTTGAAGGTCATATTGTTGGTAATAGCTATTTACGTACAGAAAGTGGGAAGTATCAGGAACGTCTGAAAACTTCAAAGGGAAGTATAAGTATGCTGTTAGACCCAGCTGATAAGGTGATTTCTACTGTCAGACAAACTAGAAAGGATATATTTCTGGTTGGATTCAAAACAACCTGTGGTTTAATTGAGGATGAACAGTATATAGCCGGTTTGAATATGCTTAAAGCTAGTAGTTGCAATCTGGTGTTAGCTAATGATACAGCTACCAGAGTAAACATGATTATTACACCAGAAGAAGCTCGTTATTGTGTTACTCAGGACAGGGATAAAGTGCTAGAAGAGCTAACTGATATGATTGTTATGCGTTCCCAACTGACATTTACTCAATCTACAGTAGTTAAAGGAGATTTAGTGCCTTGGTCGGATGAGAGAATACCTATGGTATTGAGAAGTATCGTTGAATGGTCTGTTGAGAAAGGTGCTTATAAGGAATTTAGAGGTGCTACAGTTGGACATTTTGCTTGTAAACTATCTGATACTGAGTTCCTTACATCAATACGTAAGACCAATTTCAATGATATAGCACAAAACGGTATGGTTCGTATAGTAACAGACGGCCCGGACACAGTTCTAGCATATGGAGCCAAACCATCAGTCGGTGGTCAATCTCAGCGTATTGTGTTCCAAGACCATCCTGAGTATGATTGTATTCTACATTTCCATTGTCCCTTACTGGAGCATCATAGAGATGAAATAGCCATAGCATCTCAAAAGGAGTATGAGTGTGGTAGTCATCAATGTGGTGAGAATACCAGTAAATATCTATACAAGTTCGGCAACCTATCTTGTGTAATGCTAGATAATCACGGGCCTAATATAGTGTTTCACCATTCTATCCAATTAGCTGAGTTACAGGAGTTTATCACTATGAACTTTGATTTGACTAAGAAGACAGGTGGAGCTGTATCTATAAGAACTGTATCGGAATCTATTTACCAATAAAACAACCAAAATGATAACAAAAGAACAACTTATTAAGATGAAGAAGTGGTTCTATCCGTATATATCAACTAAAGAGGTCATGAGAATGAGTGGTTGGAAGTTCTACATATATGGAGAGACTGTAGATGACAGCTATAATCTGTGCTCCACAGTTGTTCCTATAGTCCAAAAGTATAATATCACAATGAAAGTTGCTAGTCAACACATTATAGATAGAAATACTAACATGGTGAGGACTCCAGCATGGTCTACAGGTGTGATATATCTACGTCCAGAACTGTTTCAGTTCAAACATATACCAGCTCTGGTAGATGACTTGAACAATAGCTTACGCAAGTATAGGAAGAAAGGGGACATTAAGGGTGCTCGTTCTATAAATGGCAAATTACACTATAGGTTCGATTTAAACAAACCAGTGTTACCCTCAATGGGAGTGACATATAGTGAGTATATAACCATGTATAGAGGTGAACATGGAGAATATAATATCCCTAACAACCCGGATATTGCTAACCTATTCAATATAAAGCTATGAGTGGATTCGTTAACATAGTCGTAAGTACGGTATTCACTATACTTATGATATTATTCATGATTGGCGTGTGGGAAGCGTTAAAAAAGCCCAGAACACCTAGAAAATGATTACTACAGAGGTAGAGGAGAAAATTCTCCATGCACTGAAGGATGCTGTCAGGAACTGTAATAGGAATCTTTATGAGTGGACAACTTCTACTAAGAAGAATAAGCATTATACAATATCATATAGTGAAGTCAGAGGATTAGTTAAAAATTGGATTATTAGGCGTTTAAAGGACGTAATGGGTGTTGTTAATGCTGATAGATGCCTAAGGGAGGGTAGTCTAGTCGTAACTTTAAATGAGTCAGATAACTCTATCGGGTCACTAACCCTCTGTTCTACAGATGAGTATAGATTGGCGTATAAGGATATAGAAACTATTAAGCATTGTATGGCAAGATTAGATTACAAATCCTTGAAATATGACCCAGCTGATTACCTATTAGATGGATTTAGTCCTGCTCTATCTATAAACAATTTTGACCTATCATCAATCAGAAACATCAAATTTTAATAATCTCTAAAACAAAACAACATGTCAGACGAAAATGAAGTAAAGGACAACGAAAATGAAAGTCCAGAACAGAAAGCCGACAAAGAGACGAAGAAGTATTTGAAGGTAATGGAAACTGTTCAGGCTATTGTAGGTGGTAAAGAAAATTTAAAACCTAAAAAGAAAGTTACTGGAGATGTAACAGCATCTCTTGTGGCTGAACTTTTTAAGGAAGAGAATGAAGAGTTACGTGCAAAGGTAAAATTGGGCTTGAAAGATTTGCTCAAGAAGCACGTTGAACTGGAAGCAGAAGTTGCTAAGAAGGAAAAAGAATTAAAAGAATTGCAGTTAACTAAACGTAAAGACTTTACGAAAGCAGCTAATAATTGGTTGCAACAAGTTGACCAAGCAGAAGTTATGAAGGAGAACTATAAAGCTGCATTACAAACAGCTTTTACGAAGGAGGACGACAACAAATCATAGTATTCAGTAGAGAATCTTTCAATGAATATGTGGATTTGTGGTATCCTCACCTTACAAGTATCATGACCTATTTGAAAACTGAAGCTATTCATATGGCTATGGGTAATTTGGATGTAATTTTGGTATGTGACCTCGAAAAAATTAAACAGATGAGATTTTAGAACAATTTAAACAAAGTAACTTTATGGACGTGATTAACAGCAACCGAAAGTTTAAGGTGTATTGGATGTATAACAATTCAATGTTGCCTGATTTTTTACATCATGCATTAAGCATATGTACTGCTGAAGAAATGCAGCAGATGGAGAGAATGCCTCTCAAAAAACAAGTAGAGTTTTGGAACGAGAAATGTCCTGACTCTAAGATACCAGAACAGGGTGACATTGATAGGGATAGGACTTGGTGCTTTATCGTTGAAGACGGTAAAGTAATAGCTGAGGCTTTTGTTATGCGTTTCCACAAGGATACGGATGACAGAGACAAAGCAAGGAAATACTCCTTAGCCAAGGCTTTGAAAACTTTATACCCGGAGCTGACTGATAAAGCAGCTAGAACATTATTCTGGGAGAAATATTTAGGTAGATGTCCCGTAACTGAAATGAAAGCAGTTAAAGGTGGAGTTATCCCGGTAAGAGTCGGGAACAGAGGTGGTGTAATGACAGCACCTATGGATGATGTAAATAAGTGATATGAGTAAGTATAATGAATTTGATGTCTGTAATACGTTACAGAAGAAACATGATGTACGAATTCATGGAAAAACGATTTCAATCCTTCGTGGGTCAGCAGCCAAGAATGATTTAGGAAATGGAAGTAAGGGCAAGGTTGATTTCCTTGCCCGTCACTGTGGCTATCAGGTACAGTGGACTACCAAATTTTAAAACCCCTAAACCCCTGATTTATGAAGAGACCCGTAGCATCAGCTAAACCCAACTCGTCTGTAGTATTAGTAAGTGACATTAAGACTTGGAGACGAAAGTACCTCGTGTTTAATAAACCATTTATTGTTTACGAGGATAGAGATACAGGAGAGACGAAAACTCGAGTTGTTAACAGAACAACAGGAGATGACATGTTGAATGTATGGGAGTTAGCTAAGAAGCAGTACAGAAGAGCCATACGGATTTTCAGGGAAAAGATAGATGGGATTTTAGCTAAGAGATACCCTCACAAAGTAGTATATAGGGACTGTGATGTTAGTGGTATCCTTAGTTTAATGAATGGCAAAGATGATGATTCAGAGATGGCTCTGACTATTTTTAATTTTATTGAAGGAAAGAACAATGGCAAGCAAGAAGAAGCAAAATGAACAAGAGGTTTTGGAACTACCAGTATTAGTCCAAGATGGTGATTATTTCTCCGCAGAGGTAAAGATGCCGGGAAAGCAAAAGAATATTAAGATTCGTGGTATGGTTGAATCAACTGGCGTTGATTACAATGGTTTTATGGAATTTGAGTTGGTTAACAACCAACATGGTTATGATTTAGATTGTGACCATGAGTTTTCGTTTGCCATAACTATATCTCAAGGTCGTGAAGAAGATATGGAGAACTCAAACATAATCAACTACACTAAGATTACAGACAAGAGACTTATTAAGGTTATTGAAAATGATAAACTGCCAGAAATAGCAGGTTTCAGAGCAAAAAGAGGTTCTGATGGTCAAGTTACATTTGGTTGTGGAGCAGTAGAAGTTAGTAAGGCCGAAATTAAGATATTCTTAGAAGGCATGGAGAGGTTATCAGGTATGAAGGGTAAGTATGATTTCTTCCAAGTATGTGATAATATTATGGGAGAAGAGTCAGTAGACACTCTATTGAATATTGACTTAAAAGAGGTAGCAAAACTTCTTGAAAGGTTGAATTAATTCACATTAAAACTTAAACCATGATAACAATTCTGGGATTAGTATTGGTTGTCATAATCATCTTAGATGGTTGGACAAACAAATGGGCTATTGTTAAGTCCATTGGTACGTTATTTACGAATACGTGGAAGAAATTTACTGGAGGAGTATAAGCTTCCGGGGCTGCATATACGAATGGTCTATTAACCTAACGTTCGTAGTATGGAACTTCAGTGTAACAGCCCCTCTAAATTTTAGTATATGGATGACGAAATAATCAATGATGATAATGGAGGACTTGAGAAAGAGTTCGACAGATTAAAGGCTGAGGGTAAACTCAAAGCATGTCCTAACCTATCTCATTTACCCGATGATGAGAAACGTCAAATCATGAAGGAAGTTAGCCATCAGGCTGCTGAAATGATGATGAGAACGTATATTGCATTGGGTGTAATGGGTGAGACTATTGTCGGGTTAGAGGATGGATTCACAAAATGTACTTACGAGATGGTTTTTAAAGGAAGGAGAAAAGAATGAAGCTAGTGTCAGCTGATTTATTTGAAAAAGCTATCCTTTTTGCTGCTAAAAAGCATAAAGGACAGAGACGAAAGGGAGATGGGAGTCCATATATTACTCATCCTCTCTATGTAATGAATCTGATTCTTTCTGTTAAGAAGGACAGTAAAAATGTCTGGTTATTAGCTACAGCTACAATCCTACATGATGTTTGTGAAGACTGTGGTGTATCGCTACAAACAATAGCCAAAGAGTTTGGTTATCATGTAGCAGCCTTGGTTCAGGAATTGACCTTGGATAAAGCACAGTATAAGATAATGGGTAAGACTGAATATTTATGTCAGCATATGACAGATATGTCATCTTATGCTTTAACCATAAAGCTATGTGACCGTTACCATAACGTAACAGATTTAGCTACTATGGATATGGAATTTCAGAAGAAGTATGCTGATGAGACAGTAGACATACTTCTTTATGTAACAAAGAATAGACATAAGATGTCTCAGACTCAGATTTCTATAGTAGAAATGATTAAAAACGTAATAAAAGACATTTATGGAAGATATCACAACTCTGGTCAACAAGACGGGAAACCAGATAAACACGATTTATCCCTACAGAACTAAGACTGGATGGGCATTCGACGATGAAGATGTGGATTTGAAAGCAGAACCCTTCATAGCAGGTATCCCGGAGATAATTGATGGTATTGTTGGAGATAGAGATGAGTTTACAGCTCACATCTCACATTCTCTTATACCTAAATTTACTGGACATTTAGTAAAGTTGACTGAAGAAGAGATTAAGGCTGAAGAGTGTATGCCCACAACAGGCTGGTACAAGTTAGAAGGAACTGACCAAATTGGTTGGTTATGCCCAGCTACCTTGAAATATTTTAAGGACTATCCTGATTCTATTTACTTTAAAATTGAATAATGAAACCAAAGAACAAAATCAAACGTTTGAAAGCTCGTATTGAAGCTTGGGAAGCAATACGAGTTGATGGTCACGCAACTAGCAAAACAAAAATTAATCACAAACCTTCTGGTGGTGTATTGGAGTTTAGAAAACCCGGCTCCTTTCAAAAATGACATGGCTTATTATTGCCATCCTAGTGGCATTAACTATAGGTGTACTTACTGAAAAAGGTGAGTTTGGCTGGACTTTAACGAGTCTAGTTGTCTTTCTTGCAGTATATTATGTATTTACTAAAGATTTAACATTTAAAGGTAGTATTACATGGATAGCAGATAATTGGATAATGTTTATTTGCTTTGTGTTTCTGTACATAACAGCAGGTGTATTCTGGGCTCTGCTAAAATGGAAATGGTATTGTACTAAGGTATTTAGAAAGTTCAATGTTCCTGAACGAGATGCTACATGGTATTTATCTGTAAGAAGTAATAAAGGACGAATAACTGCTTGGATGATGTGGTGGCCTCTGTCTTTAGGATGGTGGTTAGTCAATGACCCAATCACCAGACTGTATAACTACATCTATGAAAGACTAGTTCATTTGTTTGAATCTATCAGAGAATCAGCACTTAAAGAAGCAACAAAGAAACCTGAATAATATGTATAACTTCATCAGGATGGAATGGTGGAGTAATGGGAGAAAGAACCCATTAGGGCATGGATGTGCTGGATTTACAGAAGATGGTCAAACCTTTCTAACCTTTGATATAAGGAGGAACGGGGAGGGAATACTCCCCGTCTTCTCTCCTATGTGTAAGATAGGTCATAGAGAAGGTATGAATAATCCTCTGTATGTAACATTCCGGAACTTATTTGTCCAACTGCCTGCTTATTCCATTAAAGAATTGACTGAGTGTGAGTATTGGATACTCCACAATCCTAAAGTACTTAAATTTGATAAAAATGGACAACAAAAAATTTGATATAAGTGATAACATGTATGAGTTAGTGCTTCTTTTATGTGTTTTCGTATTTTGTCTTGTAAAATGTTAATTATGACAATACCTGAGATATTGCTAATCATGGTAATCCATTGGTTAGCAGACTTTTGTCTTCAAACTGACGAACAGGCAAGGAACAAATGGCATAGTATGGGAGCACTTACTGGACATGTTGCTGTATACTCAATTGTCTGGTTTATAGCTAGTTATGGTATATTTGGTAGTTGGGAGAAAGCAGCAGCTTTTACTGTAGCAACATTTATATGCCATTTTATGATAGATTTAATAACCAGTGTAATAACTCATAATCATTTTGATAAGAAGGATTATCATAATGGATTTGTTACAGTTGGGTTTGACCAAATTTTGCATCATATGCAATTATTTCTTACCTTTGTATGGTTGAAAAGCTTAGTATAGACGGATGCACCAGCGTGGCGTGACTAGAGTCCCTAAAACTCAGAGTCGAGGGTTCGAGACCCTTGTGGTGCACAAAAATTTGATTTATGACATGGCAAGAGAAATGTAAAGGATGGCAGCACGATGAGAATAACGTGAAGGGCTTTTTCGGGGACTATAGATGGATGAGTAACTTCCATAAATGTCCAGTAATGTGGAAAGGATTGATGTTTGAGAATAGTGAGGCTCCCTATCAGGCAGCTAAATCACTAAACCCTAAAGATTGGCTGTTGTTTACTGTAATGGACGGTACAAGAGCTAAGAATGAAGGTAGGAAACTACAGATACGGGAAGACTGGGAGGAAATTAAACTTGAGGTTATGATGAATGTAGTTCTGGATAAAATCTTAAGAAATCCCGATTTAATGAAAAAATTAGTAGCTACAGAACGTAAATACCTTGAAGAAACAAATTGGTGGAAAGACAGGTTTTGGGGAGTGTATGAAGGTGAAGGAAAGAATAATCTAGGTCATGTATTAATGACTATTAGAGATAATATCAATAGAGCTACACCTGAAGAATTAGAATTATTTAGTAAATGAGATTAGCAGAAGGAATAGATAAAAAGTTAGGTATCTGTGATATAGAGACCATGTTGGAGTTATTCGACGTGGGATGTTACGACCCGGATACAAAAGAGTGGACAGAGTTCGAAGTTAGTAAGGATAAGAATGAACTGTTCGAGTTTGTTAAATGGTATACGAGCAAACCTTGTGACTTTCTGGTTACATTCAATGGTATTGGATTTGACCAGCAAGTTATGCAGTGGATTGTTGACCAGCACCAGAAATGGTTTGATTTAACAAGTTTGGAGATATGTGCATTGATTAGTGCGTACTCAACAAAGGTTATTGAAGATAGTCGATTCAATATACCTCATAGATATAAGGAGAAGGATTTCTCCATACCACCTTTAGATTTGTTCCGTATCCATCATATGGATAACGAAGCTAAGAGAACTTCACTAAAGTGGTGCGCCTTTATGATGAATATGGACGTTGAAGAAATGCCTATACATCACTTAAGGAAAGATTTGACTACTCAAGAAATTGAGATGACTAGAAGTTACAGACGAAATGACTGTATAGTTACCTACGGATTACTACTCACAACTTTAGGTAGAGTAGATGAAGTAGAAAAGATTAATGGGGGTTTTAAACTTGATGAGTTAAAGGACTATCAAGGTAAAAACATGATTCAGGATAGGTATGATGTTTGGAAAGAGACTGGATTATGGTGTATGAACTGGAGTGACGTTAAGATTGGCGAAGAATGGAATAAACAGGATTACAAGGATGCTGAGAGAATTAAGGATGATGAGGAGAGAGCCAAACTATTCGTTCCAAAAGTTAAACACCCCTATGGTCAAAAGTTTAAGAACTTTTTCCCTTCTACTCTGCATTTTCAGACTGAAGAGTTGCGGAACTTTGTTAAGATGCTTGGTAACCAATATGTTACAGCAGAGAAACAAATGTTCTATATTACTATTGGAAAGACTCGCTATACTATTGCAAAAGGTGGATTGCATAGTAATGAGAAGCAGAGAATGATTAAACCACCTGAAGGTTATAACTATGATGATTTGGACGTGGGAAGCCAATATCCAAACAGTATAGTCAAGCTAAAGATTTATGCCCCTCACTTGAAGGACACAATCATGACCCAATTTAAGGGTAAGATTGCTAAGAGGATGCAATATAAGAAGAAGGCCGGGGAGCTGAAGAAAGAAGGCAAAACAGACGAGGCTCGTCCATACACTTCTGTTCAAGACATGCTAAAGTTGTGTCTGAATGGTGGTTACTATGGCAAGTTGGGCCAGAAAGGTTCTTTTCTGGAGTATCCAGAAGGTCTTCTTAAATGTTGTATGTCTAACCAAATTGAGATTCTAATGCTCATAGAAGCAATGGAAATGGCTGGCTTTGGTGTTCTGTCCGGAAATACCGATGGGATAACCGTAATGTATCCAGAGAGTAGAAGGGAGGAGTTCCTCAATATCTGTAAAGAATGGGAGGAAAAAGTTGGTAATGTAGAGATGGGTAAGTTAGAAGAAACTCCATTTGTACAGGTTTGGCAAGAAAATGTTAACCACTACATAGCTAAGAAGAAAGATGGTGGTGTTAAGAAGAAAGGACGTTTTGCCACCGAATTCTTAATGAATAAGAATAAGAGTGGTCAGGTTATTAATAAGGCTATGGAGGCTTATTTCATACATGGTATTGACCCAATGATATTCATTCGGAATCACAAGAATATCTTTGATTTCTGTATAGGTAGGAAGGCAGCAGGAAACCTACACTATGAGGAAGAATGGACAGAGAATGGCAGGAGGATGACCAAGAAACATAAGAAATTGGTTAGGTACTTCGTGAGTAAGAAGGGTACAGTATTATGGAAGAGAGGTCTAGATTTCAATGACCAACCAATGAATAACCAATGTGAGGCTCCTACAGAGTTAGGACAGCCACACATAACCTACTTCAATAAGGCTTGGAAAGCAGATGATTATGGTATTGACTATGATTATTACATCCATAAGACCTTGAAGAGGATTGACAAGATAGAGAAGACTAAAAAGCTAGAGAGTTTTGTACAGAAGATAAACGGAACTCAACAAATGTTATTATTTTAAAAGAAGAAGTATGAAAGCAAGTAATGTATTAAAGGTAATCACGAATTTAGAGAAGGTATTACCTTATGCTCAAAGTGAGTGTAGTTTGAATATGGATAGAGGAACAGTAAGTGCTGAAAAAGGTAAGAATCTATGTGGTACAGCTCAGTGTCATGCTGGATGGTATACAGTAGCTACTTTTCCAGCCAAGCAAAGGATGGATAATAATGTAGATTATTATGATGGTGCAGTTAAGATGGGTAAACATCTTGGATTTAAATCCAAAAAAATTATAGATGATGAAGGTTTACCTGATATTATTGATGAACATATGGCTTTGACCGATTGGGCAGGTAAAAATCCTGAAATATGGGGCAATAGAGATGGAGCTCTAATGTTTGAATGTGATGGAGAAATGGCTTTTTATCATGTAGAAAAGAGACCATATGGTGCTGAGACTCTACAGCATATAGTTGACCATTGGAAAGAGGTATATGCAAGGTTACTAGCACTAGAAAACCCTGAAGAGAAGAGGGAAGATATCACTGCCAAGCTTGCTATCTTGCCAGTTGATGAAACACTTGATACAATTAAAACTCAAGTATATGAAACAGTATCATGACCCTAAACCAAAGCCTGAAGAGGAGGATTTGGATTGGGATTTGGATGATGACATGGACGAGGATTTAGACTATGTTCCGGGAGACCCGGCTTATTAACTAAAACAAAAATATGAAGGAATCTAAAGAAGTGGCTAGTGCGAAAGTGCTAGCCACTCCTGCTTCCGTAGTGTGGCAGACTGCAAGATACTATCCATTGGATGATATGGATAGTGATGTTAAGTTCTCCGATAGGTTAGCTAGGGAGAATTTATGGAGTAAGGAGTTTACTGATAGAGTTATTATGGAATATAAGAAATTTATGTTCTTAGCTATTGTTAGTAAAGACCCTGTGACTCCTTCACTGGAGGTAGATGAAGCGTGGCATCTACACCTCCTGTATACAAGAGAGTATGAAAAGTTTTGTCATGCTCTTCGTTCAGGCTATGTCCATCATGGGCCAACTAAGGGTGGAAAGAAAGAGGACGATAAGTTTGTTGACTGGTATGAGAAAACCAAAACTGATTACATGATTTGGTTTGATGAAAAGCCACCGACAGATATTTGGCCTCCATCACCTATTCGTTTCAGACCAGTTCACTTTGCCAGAGTGGATTTGATGAAACATTGGGTAGTTCCATCAGGAGATATTAAAGGTTTATTAAAGTGCGTCTGGCAATATTGTAAATGGAAAATTAAAAGAATTTTATGACAACAATTTTCATTGCTTTGATTATAGCTGGAGTAGTGGCATTTATTGCTTATCTAGTACATAAAGGAGAAGCAAAGGTAGAGCAACAAAGACAGGATAAGAACTGGGAACAGTACATGAAGAATGAGAAGGATAGATTAGCTCAAGAGAAAGAAGCCAACAGAATCATGTTTGCTTCAAGGGATAGGACTCCACATTATACATTTGGTCATAGGAGTACTACACCTGAGACAACTACAAGAGTTGAGCCTCAACGAAATGACGATATGATTCTGCCAATAATTATAGCAGGTTCATTATTAAGTGATGATGCACCATCAGAACCAAGAAATGACCATTCTGCTTCATGTGGTGGAGGTGCAGTATCCTCATGTGGCTCTTCAGACTCATCATCTCACTCATCAAGTGATTCATCATCACATTCATCATGTTCATCTTCATCTTGCTCATCATCATCTTCATCATGTGGAGGAGGTTCCTCTTGTGGTGGTGGTGGAGGTTGCGGAGGTGGAGGAGGTTGTGGTAGTTAAAACCAATTTTATGTCATCAACATTATTAGCAGTACTAATAGTACTTGGGGCAATTGCCCTTATTTTTTTCATTTGGTGGCTCAGTGATACTGGCCTATCAAGTAAATACAGAGGTGGCTCATCAGGAGGTGGATGTGCTAGTGGCTGGGATGCTGACGGATGTGGTAGCAGTTCAGCTGATGGTTGTTCATCCGGGTGTAGTGGCTGTGGAGGAGACTAACTATGGATATATCAATAATTGCCGTCATCATAGTATGGAGTGGAGTTATCGCTATGATAGTCTGGCCTAACAAAAAAGAGAAAATAAATTAAAAAACATGGGACTATTCAGTAAAAAACCAAAAAAGACTGGAGTAGAATTACTTCAAGAGAAAAGTAAGAACGTTGTGAACGTTTTTACTCAGACTGTAGATGAGTTACGTTCTATCAACGAAGATGTTAGAACATCAGTTGAGGAGTTAGCAACAGCTAAGGCTCAGATAGAGAAGGATATATGTGAGCTGAATACCCTTCAACAAAGTAACGAGAAAGTTATCTTCAATATCCAAAAAATCATGGAATGAAAATACAAGAGAAGAGATGGAAGATAATTCATCATTGTGCAACAGACAATGATAAAGAATATAACTTTCATAAGATTATCGAAGAGTTAGCTGAATTTCAGGAAGCTATTGTCAAGCAGAAAACTAAGCATCCTGATAATCCAGACAAACCATCTAAGATTAGTATGATTAAGGAATTTGGAGATGTAATTTATCGAGGTATTATCTATCTTCATCAAGAATTCCCGGAAATGGGGTTGATAGAGTTATTAGCCAAAATAGATGAGAGAATAGATAAGAAGCTGAGTTCATTAGAAGAAGTTGAAAAAGAAAAACCTACTAGTAAACACCTGTGACCCGTTTTTAATCCGTCATTAATTAAAATTTCAAATAAAGAAAAATGTCAGACACAAAAGTCAAAGCAAAAGGAACCACTAAGACAGAAGCTATCATTGGAGCAGCTTCAAACAAGTTTGTAACGGCAAAGAATGCATTACAAGATGCTGTTACACAAGCACTTAAGCTCACCGAGACAATGGATGAGCAAGCACTGAAGATTGCCGACAGTGAGGAGAAATTGAACAATTTGGAGATGGATTACTCCAATAAAAAGACTCAACAAACAATTGAGTTGGGATTAGCTTACAAAGCTGATGAAAGGAAATTTGCTCATGAGTATTTAACAAGTAATCATTTGGTTGCTGTTAATGATGAAGAGTACATGACTTTGAGGAATTCTGTTACTGAATGGGAACAGAAATTTGCTGACAAAGTAAATGCAGAAGTTGGTAAAGCTAATGGTATTGCTAATGGGAAGATTGAGAATGAGAAGAAATTGACTGAAGCTCAGTATCAGGCTAAAGAGGCTGGTAATTTGGCTCAGATTCAGAACTTGCAATCTCAGTTGGCATCTGTTAAAGAGTGGAATATGACTCTTCAAGGACAATTGAATGCTGAAAGAGAAGCTGGTGTTAAAAGACAACAGGCTTCATCTGTAGGTGCTATTAATGTTACACCGACAAATGGTCGATAAGAAATTAGGGGTGAAATTCCCCTTTATATCGTGGGGTGGACTGGAGATGGTTCCAGCTTAGTCTCATAAGCTAAACGACGCAGGTTCGAATCCTGCCCCCGCAACTAAATTATTTTTATGAAATATTTATTAATATTATTGACAGTTGGATTACTATCCTGTACTGATGGTTCACAAGTTAAACCTATAGTGAACAAAATATCTAAATGTCCAATTCAGGGAAGTGGTTCATGTCATGTATTCTTACAATCACGATTAAGTGATGGTATTTACTTCGAAGCTCCTTGTAATTTATACAAAGTAGGTGATACACTCAGATAAAATTAGTATTATGACAAATATGGAATGGATAGCTCAAGGTAACACAGGTTGTACCTTTGCTACATTATTTGCCCGGAAGCCAGCATCAATAGGATGGACTGTTGAAAAACATAACAGAGCATTTACTACTACGAGTTCGAACACTTTAATTCATTCAATAGAATTCCCTCATGACTGGACTAATAAAATGGTCAGAAAGTATATGAAGGATACATACGCAGCCTTCTATGAGGTTGATGTAGATGAGGAATGTTTAGGGTTACGTATAGATATGTGTAATGCTGTTAGAAATGATGGTAAATATCACACATCTTGGGTTCAGTACTTTGGGCCTGATAGTCATGTAGTTACTAGGCAGAGTCCTACTCCTATGCTAATGTATACACGTAGGTTAAATCCTCTGGGTTACTTTAAACAGGTGGGATTTACCGGCATATTACATTTAGCTCATGCTTTCAGTAAACATTTGACTGAAAGGATGGTCAATACCTTATGGCAGAGAAGCTATGAGCAGGTAAGTAAGAAAATTGGGCATAAACCCACAATTAAAGAGGCAGCTAAGACTACTTGGCTTAAAAAAGATTTACTATGAAAGATTGGTTTATAATTACCTATTTAGCGATAGGTTTCGTCTACTGGCTCATCAATATGTATGCCAGAAAACTACCCTCTCGAAATGAGGAAGGGGATGGTTGGATATTGTCACCTCTATGGTTATTAGGGTGGCCTATATGTGTTATAGTTTTGATTATATACTGGGTCAGCCAGTTATTCACCACTAAAAATAGGGTATGACAGCAAATGAAGTCTTAGAAAGACATGAGAAGACTACTTCTGAACTATCTGGAACTAAGGTTAGAATCTCTGAAAAAGGAGCAAGAAGACAGATGGTAGAGGAAGCTATGGAAGACTACGCTCATCAATGTGTAATAAAAGCTTTAAAACTAAAGGGAGAGGAACTTGAGCAATTTCTTGACCAATGGAGAGCAGGAGGTGCATAATGTACTATGTAATACAGGAGAACTTGTTTAGAGAGTTTCACTACAATACTCTTGTAGAATACCTAGAGAGATATAACCTAGGCCATGAAACTGTACCTTTTCGTCCATTTACAGACGAATTAGAGGTCAAAACAGATAGAAAGGATGTATTCTTCTTTGGTAGTGTCAATGGTGCTCAGATAGCAGCTAAGAAGGGTTGGAGTCCCGGCTGTTTATATAATGAAAATCATGATTTCGAAGTCTATGCTCCCTACTGGATGGATGATATGCTTAACAAAGATGGTGTGGTCATCCAATTTGGAGATGATATCCCTGAAAAATTAGGTTATACGTTCTTTTGTCGTCCAACTAAGGACACAAAGATATTCTCCGGAGGCACATTTACAAGAGATTCCTATAAAGAATGGGTTGAGGACAGTAAACGTCAAGACCAGCTCAGTAATGCAACCTTCGAATATATTAAAGGTTTAACTCCTTTGCTAGTAGCACCATTGAAAGATGGGATACAGCAGGAGATACGTTGCTGGATAGTCGATGGGAAGATAGCTACAATGTCTCAATACAAGATTGGTAGGAGAGTAAACTATCAAAACCATGATAATAATCAGGAAGCTGAGATTTTTGTCAATAAATTGATAAAGAAGTACCAACCTGCTAAGGCATTTGTCCTAGATATATGTTTATATCAGGATGAGTACTATGTAGTTGAGGTAAATTGTCTCAATTGTTCCGGATTTTATGATGGAAATATGAGTAAATTGATTCAATCACTTGAAAAAGCATTCAATGAAGAAGAAAATCAAAGGAATCTTGATTATTCTAAACAGGGTAGTCTGGAGAATTAGTGACGGTATGGTTCATACCTTAATCACTGAGGCTAATAGTATCCCAAAACTAGATGGGTTCTTTGCATTTGACCCTAGGAAGGGTGTAATCTTTAAAAAACGAAAATGAAAAAGCATATGATAGCAATAATTTGTTCGATAGTATTCCTTCTTATAGGAGGAGGTGTCGGTTTCATCATAGGTTTGAAAGTTGGCACAGTTAATGCGCTAACTAGTATAGTAAATAAAGCTGCTAGCAAAGCTAGTAATAAAGCTACCGAGGCCATAATTAAAAAGTTGAACTAATGGTATTTAATTACATACTGGACGAGAATAGAAATCCCGTACCAGAAGAGGATATAGTCAAATGGGCTATGTGGTTCGAAAAGGTAGATAGAGGAGTTGCTACATGGATTCAAGGAGAAATAGTAGTCTCCACTGTATTTCTTGGTATGAATCATTCTCTCACAGCACATCAACCAGTTTTATTTGAAACTATGGTGTTTGGAGGTGAACATGATGGATATACTGAAAGATATAGAACTTGGGATGAGGCAGAAAGAGGGCATTGGGATACTGTCAGAAGAATAGGTGGTAAAGTCTGCTTATTCCTAGATGATAGACCAGAAAGAACTCCAGCTGTAGTAGCTAATGGAGTATATCCTGTTGAGGCTCGTGTTGCCTACAGAAAGAATTGGTGGTGTATTGTTAGAAGCTTCGAAGAGTTTACTAACTGGATTTTGAATAATGGTTTACCTGATATGGTCTCTTTTGACCACGACTTAGGTGATGTTCATCACTATAAGGATGATAGTAGGCTGATAGTTCCTGCTGGTGAGGAAGAGTTTGATTATGATGCATATCTAAATAAGGAGAAAACAGGACTTCACGCAGCTAAATGGTTGGTTGAATTCTGTGACTATGAAAAGTTACCCTTGCCAGAATGCTCAGTTCACTCTGCCAATCCGACGGGAGCAAAGAATATAAAAGAATACTTAGCTAATGCTAAGAAGCACCTAAAACTTTAAGATGCAGAAAATTATCCGGAGTAATAGGAGAGGGGTGAAGGTTATTTATACAGTGGAGGACAATCCTACTCCGGGTACATTAGGCAGTCACCATCTCCTCCTAGAACAATACAGATTACTAGAAAAGTCACCCCGTTTTGAACAGTTACTTTTCAATACTTACTTCTTGAGAAAGATGAAGGCTAAGTATGGTTCATTGCATTGTGTCTATTGTGGGAAGAAGAATTTAAGGATATATCATTGGAAGGAATTTGCTGGAAACAAGAAGAATATGGCTACAGCAGACCATTTTATACCCAAATCAGTCAATCCTGCCTTATTTGGTATGGATGAGGACAATCTGCGTGTAGCATGTAATCCGTGTAATAACAAGAAGGGGAATGTTTATTGGGATGAAAAGTACCCTTATGAAACTGAAAAAGAAATAATATGAGTAAAAATGTAATAGTAAGCGTCTATGAGGTCACAGACTACAAGACAGGAAAAAGAGAATTAGTGCACGTAAATGGTGATGGACAGGCAGTTATACGCTTCTTACGAAAGGAATATCCTCGATTCACTAAATTTGTTTTGGACGGGTTCGAAATTGATGGTAACTTTGTACATCTAAAAACAAGGAAATGATTTCACTAGAGCAATATAAAAAGATACTGGATAATGGTTTACTTCTAGACCATTATCTAGTATTATGTTCAATTAGGGATGGTAATGCGTTACCGAAGAGTGGGAGAATTGATGGATTTATCAATCTCCTGAACAAAAAAGGATATATAGAAGAAGGAGCCCTAACTAACAAAGCTTTCGATGTGATTGATATTCATCCTGTTCTGATTGTTCAGAGTGAGGAAGTTGAGACACCCAAGTTTGATTTTGGTGGATGGGCTAGGGATTTGCATACCAAATGTAAGAGTAAGATACTCGAAATGACTGGTAAGCAACAGATGATGGCTAAGATTAAGCCAACAGATAGGAAAAGTTATCGTTTTATTGATGGAGTTGATGATTTTACTCAAAGATTGTTTACCTGTATCCAGAAGTATAAACTGAAGGATATGGATATGATTGAGAAGATGATTCTGAATCATATTGACGATTGTCACCAGAAGAATAACTGGTTTCCTTTGATGAAGTATTACATCAGTAAGCAGGGAGAAGGCTCTCCTTTAGTAACTGATATTGAGAACGGAGTTGAGACTGTAGCAGCAGGAAAATCTGCACAGAAGTTTGTATAATGGCGAAGTTTAGAACAATGAGAGAGGTCATTGATGAGACTCTTCAGTATGTTGTTGATAGGAAAGAGGGAAGAATTAAGTCCCTTCGTACAGGATTCAAGAAGCTGGATAAATCAATGATAGATGGGATAGAATGGAATTCTACAATGACAATTGGTGGTAGACCGTCTGTTGGTAAGTCAGCTTACTCAGACTGTATAATTGAGGGATGTTTTACTAATAATTTGGATGAGAAGGGATTACCTACATTTGAGTTACTTGACTTTAACTGGGAGTTATCAGCTAGAGTTATGATGCTTAGGAGGTTATCAGCTTCCCTGAAGAAGACTTATAAACACATCATCTCAGCAGATGGAGCAAGTCTGAGTGACGATGAGATGCAGGAAGTAATGGATGTTTTAGAAGAGAAATATGCTAAACTACCAGTTACTTTTT